GAGGAGATTGACAAAATATGGAAATCTCAATATGCTCTAAAGCCCTTCGTTGATCCAAGTAATTTTAAATCTTATGATGAACTCAAAGAGAAACTGAATAAGACACTTACTGGACAAAGAAGTACCGAGTCTGTAGAAGATATTGACCTCCCACCTGTCAGTAATGACATACCAACGTCTTCTAACAACTCGGTAGAGAAAGAGGATGAGTCCAACGATAGCGATGACCTATCGTATTTTAGTAAGTTAGCTGAGGACGATTCCTAATCTATCTCTCTCACTTTCTCAATTAAGTGGTCACCTTTTCTCTGGTGGCCACTTTAATCAAGGAGTTATATGACCTGGTCAAATGACGAATTAAATATTGTCAATCTAATAAACAATTCTATTAATATTTTTAAAAAAAACAATCTAATATATGAAGGTCAAAGGTATTCTACTTATGACGCACACAATAGTTTATATACTTGTGAAATTAAAAAAAGAAATTTTGAAAGTTATCATAAGTATGCTAAAGAAGGTTTAATATTAGAAAAAAAGAAATATGACAAACTTTTAGAAAAAGCAAATAGCAAAAATACCGAAGCACTTTATATAAACATATTTACAGATAACAAAATATTCATTTGGAATCTATCTAAACTTACTGAACAAAATTATGATTTTAACTGGCACAATATGAAAATGAATAAAGCAACTTTTAGGTCTAAATGGGATAAAGTTGAAAAACAGATTGCATTATTAAAAGAAGATATTATTTTTGTAAATGAATAATGATTTAAAAAATCTTGTTGAGTCTTATAAATTGTCTTTTGAAAAAAAGATTTTAAATCACAAGCATTTTAAACAAGATGATATTATGAATTTATTTAACAAAAATCAATATGATCTTTTATTAAATAAACAATATTGGCATAGAGAGTTTGGTAAATTTTATGAAAAGTATGTAAAGATAATTGCTAAAAGTAAGTTAAAATATAATGACTCACCAAAATATAAAAAGTATGACCTGTGTGATTTGGTCATAGACAATTTTGCTATAGATACAAAATATAGAATAGGATCAGGTGATTCAGGAACTGTAAGAAAATTAAAATTTTATGGTGAACAATTAATAAAATTAAACTATAAACCTATTTTATTAATTTTTAGAGATGATAATTTAGAGGGAACAATTAAATCATTAAGTAAAGAGTGGAACGTATTAACAGGTGATAACTCAAACAAATTTATAATTGAACATTTAGATTTTGATATTAAAAAGTCTTTAAATGATCTTCGGTGAGAATTATAAACTTCATATTACGTTTGTGACACCAAGCATATGCAGTAGACCACTTTCTTCTATTTCTCTCATAAGTTAATAATGCGTTTTTGTATGTACGGCTTTCTCGTAAAGGTTTTTTAGGTTTACGAGTTTGTGCTTTTGGTTTAATCTCAACAATGAACTTTTTAAATGTACCGTTTGATTGTCTTACTTTCATATAAAAGTCAGGAAAGTATCTATGAGGACGGTTATCAATAGAACGATAATATATGGCAATTTCTTCACTACCCCATTCTAATACATCTTTGTTTCTATCACAATATCCCATAAACTTTTTTTCCCAACTTGAGCGATATATTATGTTTTTTACATCACCTTTATATTTTTGTGGATTTAAAGGTGTAAATCTGCCTTGATAAGGTCTTTTATCTATGTTTGCAAACTTCTTTATCTTATTCATAAAACTATTTATTTGTAACATAAATATATAATATGGCAAGTGTATTTGATACAATTAAACTAAAAGCAGGCGATACAGACAGGTCTGCTACGTGGTATAGAACACAAGTAAATAAAATTGCAAGTGGTACTACCGCTAGACAGTTGTTTAGACAAGGTAAACTCAATGGTCGGCCTAGTGTGGGACGATTGAACTTATTTGGTTATAATCCTAAATTAAGAAAAACGTTACCTTATTACGATATATTTCCTTTAGTATTGCCATTAGAACCTATAACAGGTGGTTTTTTAGGTATGAATTTTCACTATCTACCACCGTTGTTAAGATTTAGATTGTTAGAACGTATGCAACAATTTGCTGACGATACAAGATTTGATAGTCAAACAAAATTTGATGTAAATTATGATGATGTAAAAGGTATTAAAATTGTGAAACCAACAATAAAGAAATATTTGTATTCACAATTACAAACAGGTTTTTTAAGAATAAATATGGATGAGGCTGCGGTAGCAATATATCTACCAGTGCAAAGATTTCAAAAAGCAAGTGATGCTAAAGTTTATTCAGACAGTAGGAGATTTATTTAATGTCATTAATTAGTATAGGTAAAAAAATAGGTGATTTAGATATAAGATTAGGTATACCACCATCTAAACCTCAATTTAGTGTAAGTGAGACCAATGATAAAATTAATTACATTAATAGAACATCTAATTACAATTCAGTATATAATCAATTTAGAACTGGCCTTGCTCAAGCAGGAGGTTTAGCAAGACCTACACAATTTATGGTTACGATTGATGGACCTAAAGGATTACTCACGCAAGAACCTTTAGCAGGTTATGGTGTATATTCTGAAGAGTCACAAACAAATTTAGATTTAGCAGCCTCATCTGAATTGGCTGCTCAATTACAAAAAAGTTTAGCGTTAAGATTAGATTTATTTTGTACAGACATTAGTATACCAACAAGAACTATAACCGATGATACAAACGATCAATATTATGGACCTAGTAGAGCAATTGCCAATGGTATTCAATATGACGAAATTACAGCAGATTTTTATACAGGCACAGATTTTGATGAAAGAATATTTTTTGAGGCGTGGCAAAATATGATAGTAAATGCTAGAAATTACAACGTTGGATATTATGATGATTATGCTAAAAATTGTTCAATTACAATTACACCATTAAAGAAAACATTTATGGCAGCATTGGCTAATTATAATCCATCAGGAAGTCCTGAAACAGATAGAGAAAATTTAAGAAAAATATTAGGTACATCAGAATCATCATATCAGGTACAATTATTTGAAGTTTATCCTAAATCAATAAGTGCTACACCGTTTAGTCACAATGCAAAAGATCAAATACTTAAAACAAGTGTAACATTTAAATATAGATATTGGATGTCAACAACAAGTAACCCATTAAGATATAAAAACTTACCAAGTGGTGATCAAGGATTAAGAGATGAATATAGAAAAAATGTTGCAAATATTAAGGGTGGATTTTTAGAAAGTTTACCATTTGGTATTGGTAATATTTTAGGTAGCGTAGGTAGACAAGTTTACGAAAAAGTAAGGAGAGATTTACCAATAGGTAGAGTAACGGGAGGTCGTGTATTCCCTAAAGGTCTTCCAGACCCTAAAGTTATACGAGATATATTATACTAAATTATAAGGAGTAAATAATGAGTATACCATTTTTGAAAACACCTGAATATGAGATGACATTATCAAATAATGTTAAAGTGAAATACAGGCCGTTTTTGATTAAAGAAGAAAAGTTGTTATTAATAGCAACTGAAAGTAATAATGAAGAGGAAATAGTAAGTGCTTTTGTAACAGTTGTTCAAAATTGCGTTTTAAGTGATATTGATGTTACAAAAATACCTGTTTATGATTTTGAATACTTATGGTTAAATATAAGAGCAAAATCTGTAGGTGAAGTTATACAAATGAAACTAAAATGTCCAGATGATGAGAGTGTTTTAGTTGATTATGATTTAAATGTTGATGATGTAAAACCAGATTTAAATAAAAAGGTTGATCCTAAAATAGAATTTGAACCTGGTTATGGTGTTATTATGAGAATACCAACAATTGTTGAGTTAGTAAATAAAAAGAATTTTATTGACTTATCATTTGAATTAGTAAGAGATTGTATAGCACAAATTTATAAAGGTGATGAAGTATTTGAAGCAATAGATATAAGTAAGGAACAATTAACTGAATTTGTTGAAAACTTAACATCTAATCAGTTTAAACAAATTAAAAAGTTTTTTGATGAGTTACCTATTGTTTCACACACAATAAATTATAAAAATCCTAAATCAGGTAAGGAACATACTTTATTATTACAAGGTGCTGCTGATTTTTTTCAGTAACCCTCTTACACGATACGCTTGAGAATTTTTATAGGACTAATTTTGCTTTAATGCAATTCCATAAATATTCTTTAACTGAATTAGAAGAAATGATGCCGTGGGAGAGGGAAATATATATTGAGTTGTTAACACAATATATAAAAGAAGAAAACGAGAAGATAAGAGAAAAACAAAGAGGGAGAAATTAATGTTAGACACAGGTAAAAATATAGTTAAAAATATATGGTATTTCTTAAAGTGTGAAATACCTCAATTTATGTCAAACTGGAGATTAATACCAAGAGTTTTTATGTTGTTATATGGATATGCTTTCTATATGACAATGCAATGGTTTATGGCATTACCTGAACCAAACAACGCACAAGCAGGCTTTGTATCTGTAGTTGTTGGTGCTGGTGCTGCTTGGTTTGGATTATATGTAAATGGTAAACCTAGTAAAATAGATACACAAAAGTAATAAACAATGGCAAAAGCAAAAAAACCTACAGGTCCTAAAACAACAGACTATTCATCAAATTTAGGTAGACAATCAATTAAATTTAAAGAGGTTAATCCTAATTTTGAAAAAATACTTGCTGATCAAAGAAAAAATCAGAAAGATGAGAAGTTTGCTATATCTGACTCTTTAGCAGATTATATGGATAAAACCATAAGAGAACAAGGTTTTGGCTCTATGGAGAAACTAAAAGATGCTGGTATTAGAGATGATGTTATTAATTATGTGATAGGTTATCAAACAGGTGATTTAGACGCTATTAAAGGTATGGATTTTAATGAGGCACAACAATTACAAGCCGATACACAAAAAACCATACAAGAACTTGAAGGTATTGTAAACGAACCTGAACTATTATTCATCAAACAAACTGTGGGTAAAACAAATGCTAGATTAGGTGAATTGTTAAATGTATCTACTAGAATGAATTTAGCATTTAGAGATTTAAAAAAAGAATTTTCAGCACTTAAACTGGCAGAGCGTTTTGGTTTGACAAGAATACCTTTTTTAGGTAGACCTTTAGAACGTGCTGTACAAGCAGAGAAAGCTGCTGAACGAAGAGCAATAGGATTAAAACAATCACTTGCTAGAAAAGGTTTAAGAGAGTCCATAAAATTTGGTGGTGATACAGACTTTGATTTATCAATGACTGAAGACTTTGCTACAGACAATCAAGTGTCTGAACGAGCAGTTAAAAGAGCAGCTGGTGTAAGGCCTGATTTAGCAACAATGATGGGTGGTAAAGAGTTTGGTAAAGAAGAGGCAATAGAAGAAGAACGTGAATCTGATATGCAGTTTAAAACTCAAAAAGGTTTATTAGAGGATATTTTATTTGAACAAAAGAAAACAAACGAATTATTATCAGGTGAAAAAACAGGTGGTTTGTTATCAGGTGCTGCTGATTTTGCAAAAGATAATGCCTTAGCACTTGGCGGTATACCTTTACTGTTTAAAAATGTTAGAAAAACACTTGCTAGAGGATTAAGTACATTATTACCAGCAAAATTAGGTGGTGATTTTCTTGCTAAATATGGTGCTAAAACACCTGTTGATACAGATACAAAATTAAAAACAGGTTCAAAAGATGTAGATGCTGATAAGGCAACAAAAACTGCTCAAAAAGAATTAAAAGATAAGGCAGGCAAAACTTCAACTAAAGCATTAGCAAAAGGTGGACTAAAATTTGCATTGAAGAAATTACCTATTATAGGATTAGCAGTTTCAATACCGTTTGCTATTGAAAAACTAGCAAGAGGTGATTTTTTAGGTGCAGGATTAGAAATTGCTGAAGGAGGTGCTGCTATGGTGCCAGGTGTAGGTACTGCTGCAAGTGTAGGTTTAGGATCAATAAATCTTGGTAGAGATGTAGTAATTGCAAATAATGAAGACAAGATGATGAAGACTGCTGAAATAAGTGAAAACGCAGTTGAAAGAGCGTCAACAGATGAAACATTTAAGACAACTACTATAAACACAGTTAACAGTAATAATGTAACTACGGTAAACAATACCGATACAATAATGGAAACGCCAAGAACTATTGGTGTAAACAATAGTGATACTATTAGTTATATTAACAAATTAAGATAAGAAAATCAATATAAATATTAGTATGTCATTCGATACACAAAAAAAATTATTAAATACCTTATCACCATCTTCAGGTACAAGATATAACACATATTTAAAATCTATTAAAGATAATGGTTCAGTTTTTAATCCAAATGTAAAACAACAATCGCCTTTTAAATTCTTACAATATCCAATAGATGCTGCTGATCAAAAACATTATATTTTGTTTGACATATTAAGAAGAAAAAAAGGTGAAGCAAGAATAAAAACAGGTGGTAACACCAGAGTCGTAGAAAAAGATACTTATTTAGAAAAAGTTTATTCAGGCGCAAATAGATTTTACGGTGATGAAACTATTGCTGCTTCAAATAAAAGTGGTGCTGAAGGTAGAGAAATAGCCGCTACAATTGCATTGTATATGCCACAAAATGTTAAGTTAGGATTTACAGCAGACTATGGTGCTGAAGATCAAGGTATGTTTGTAGGGTTTGGTGCAAAATTAAAAGACGCATTTTCACCTGATAATGTACCATCTCAAGCAATCAAAAATCTATTTGCTCAAGCAGCTAAAAATATTAGTAACGTAACATCACTGGTTGGATTTGAAGGTTTAGGTACTGCTGCTGTTCAAAGAAAATTAGGATTTGCCGCTGCACCGTTACAAGAAATGATTTTTAATCAAATAGATTTTAGAAGTTTTAGTTTTGATTTTAAATTTACACCTACAAGTAAAGAAGAATCTAATTTGTTAAGAACAATGTTAGACACATTTAAAATTTCTATGTTGCCAACTAAAGTAGGTAACTCAACAACTATTGCTGCATATCACGTGCCAGATGAATTTTGTATAAGATTTATGCACGGTCAAAATATTAATCCATATATTGATGTTGTAGGTCTTTGTGCTTGTACAGGTGTTGATATTACTTATGGTGGTGATAAATTCTCAACTCACGCTGCTGGTGATCCTGTAACAATTACTGCTACTCTTACATTTAGAGAACTAGAACTTATGGAAAGAAAAAGATATGCTGAATTGCGTGGTATTACACTTGAAGATAATCTTAATTTAGAAACTAAACGAGAGTCGTATAGAGGTAACATAGGTAACGATCATCCATAGAATTATGCCAAATTATTTTTCATATTTTCCTAAAATCTATTATGATGCTGTAGGTGCAGGTAACTATAAACAAGTTACACACCTGTTAAGTCGTGTTCAAATAAAACAAGGTTTAAAAGAAACTGGTGCTTTCTTTGATGAATATATTGTGCAAGCAGGTGAAACACCAGAAATATTAGCAGAAAAGTTTTACGGCTCTATGAATTATTATTGGGTTATATTAATTTTTAATAATATCAAAGATAGATATTATGATTGGCCTTTAAGTCAATATGATTTAGAGCAATACATAAATGACAAATACACTAATCCAAATGGTGTTCATCACTACGAAAAAGTACAAGATAGTGGACCTCAATCATCAATTGATAATTCACATATAATTGAAGTAAGTAGCGATGTAGCAGGTGCAACACCTGTAACTAATTATGAATATGAACAAAGAGAACAATTAAAAAAAAGTAGAATTAGAATGTTAAGACCAGAATTTATAGACGCATTTATAGAAGAATTTAAAGGTCTTTTAGCAGTGTAATGAAAAAATATTATGTCAAATCAATTTGTAAAATACGAAGATAACAACTATCGTTTTCCTGGTGATTACAGGTCTGATTCTATTGTATTATATAATTACGAAGGTTTTGCTATTGACATATCAGATAACACCGCTGTACTTAACATCTATCAAAGTTTAGAAGAAAATTTTATAACAGGTAATATTCTGTTTTTTGATATACTAGGTGTAAGTCACAGATTACCTATTATCGGACAAGAATTTTTAGAATTTAAATTAAGAACACCGTTTGACGCAAGTGGTGATGAAGAAGTTAATCCTGGTAGAACTCACCGTATGCAGGTCTACAAGAAAGCGTCATACAAAACAGCACAAAATGCTCAAGCATTAATTTTATATTTTACATCAATTGAAACAGCAAGAAATCAAAGAGTTAAAGTATCAAAAACATTTAATCAATCTTATGGCCGTACTGTAAATGATATTGTTAAAGGTAAAGATTATTTAAATAGTAAAAAGTTATTGTTTGTTACTGAAACAAAAAACAATTACAAAATTAATATACCAAATTTAAGACCAACCGATGCTATCAATATGTTAGCAGAAAGGTCTGAACCAAGAGATCATTTAGGTAGTGGTTATCTATTTTATGAAAACAATCGAGGTCTTCATTATCGTTGTTTAGATGATCTTTATAGTGAAGTAGATGGTACACCTAAAGCAGTAAAACACTATTATGACCTAATATCAGCAGAGCAACCATCAATGGTGCCATCTTCAGATGAAGTGTTTGCTCAAATAACAAAACCATACACATATCAATTAAACAACAATTCAGACTCTATTATCAATACAAGAAAAGGTTTGTTTGCAAGTAAAATCTATTCACACGACCTATATAACAAGTCTTGGAATGTAAATAAATTTAATTATTATAACTCATACTACACAGAAACTAAACACGTTGAACCTGTAAAAGAATATTCATATCAAGGTATAATGGCACCTGGTTTTGCTGAATTGGATGATGAACACAATAATGATGATTTCTCATTTGGTTCAAAAAACAAAAAAATTATAGACAAGTTAAATAACACACCATTAGGTAACGATGGCAGTCCAAGACGTAAATTAATGTCTGATTACTATGACGCCAGAATTATGGTTCAAACTGACACAAAAAATATTTACAACACAAATACAGAAAACGGTTACAATTTACCTAAAATACATCAAAATAGAACACAGGTATTAAGTATGTACAAATACCTATCTATTGATATGGATGTACCAGGTAACTTTACGTTGAACGTAGGTGATTTAGTTTATTGTGATGTACCATCTTTTGAAGCACAAACAGTTGGTAATGATGGTGATAGTCAATTAAATATTGATCCATCATTAACAGGTCGTTACTTAATTACCGACCTACATCATCAAATAGATTACATTGAAAAACGGCACACCACTTCTATACGAGTTGGCCGTGATATATTTGCTCAACCGTATTTACCACCGTCATTTGAAGGTAAGTTTTCATCACCTGTCAATGACCCTATTGGTTCAGCAATTGACACAGCAAGTTTACAATCATTTAAAGATTTAACCAAATCACTTAAAATACCATCGGCTGCAATTTCAACTGTAGAAGATGTAACGGCATCCCTTGGTATAGACGTACAAGGTGAACTGAATAAAATTACATCGGCTGCGACAAGTGCTGGGGTAAATTTAGGTATTGACGTAAACAAATCAACCATAAGAGAAATACAGATTGCTGCTCGAGGTGCAGGTCTTAACATAGATACTTCAATCAATGCCTTAAACAATATACAAAAAACACTTGGTACAGGTGATGTCAATATCTATGGTATGAAGAACGCAGTTAACTCATCAATTAACGGTATATTAAACTCAACCTCAAATAAAGTATTACAAAACAAATATGCCGCAAATGTTGCTAATTTTGTTGCAGAAAGACAAGTTGTACTCAAAGACATACTTTCCAAGGCAAAATTAAACTTAGGAGGCATAAATCTACCCACAAGTATAGGTGACTTTAAAAACACCGCCCTAGGTGCGGCTATGGGTCAAATAAGTACAAACCTCAATAGTTTTGTTCGTAACGTATCGCTTAACTTTAAGACTTCAGCACGTAAAGTAGGTAGTTTTATAAGAAGTAGGTTCTTTTAAATGACAAACTATAAGATTGCTCAAAGTTTATTGCGAGTTTTGAAAAATTTTTCCAGACAAGGGTTAAACACGGCCATACGTAAGGTCTCAATAGAGCAAATGTACAAAGAATGTAAGAATAAATCTAATTATTACATTATCTAAAGGATCAAAGACAATTTGAACATATATGATAAACAATAACACAGTAAAATCAATGAAACAGAAAGGTCCTAACAGATTATTCATAGATAGGCCTAGATTAGTGCTTCGCACCGCGGCCGCCTACGCAAATCAATTAAATACGGATAAATATATGGAGGTGACCGCTTCTAATACGGCCATTTATGGGAATTTTTTAAAGGAGAATAAAGATTAATGGAATCAAACTTTTTTGGCCAAGACGGGTTTCTTTGGTTTGTTGGTGTTGTAGAGGACAGACAAGACCCACAGAAACTTGGCCGAGTGCGTGTTCGTGCATTAGGGTATCATATTGAAGATAAAAACATACTCCCTACTTCAGACTTGCCGTGGGCGTCTCCACTATTGCCTATTACTTCATCAGGCGTATCTGGTATAGGCCAATCCCCATTAGGCCTTGTTGAAGGTTCGTGGGTTGTGGGCTTTTGGAGAGATGGTTCAGCGTCTAACGAAGGTGTCATAATGGGTAGTCTTGCAGGTCGGCCTGTATTGACAGGTGCAGAAGCGGCCGCAGATAACAATGGTGTCTATGGGTTTAGAGATCCTAACGGCATTTATCCTCGTTACAAAAATGAATCCGATGTCAACAGATTAGCACGAAATGACACAACTATACCGCTGGTTGAATTCCGTAAACTATTAAGATATACTGTTATACCCACGGCCAACATACTGGCCATACCTACGGCCGATTTAAGTGAAACAATTGCAAGTGAAGGAGATACTTGGAATCAACCTGAAAATCCTTACAATGCCACTTATCCTTATAATCATACCTTTGAGTCTGAAGGCGGCCATATACGAGAGTTTGACGATACGCCAGATAATAAACGAATATTAGAATATCACGTTAGCGGCACAGAATATGAAATTTCTAACGATGGTACAAAAAGCACTATTATCAAAGGTTCAGATTACAAGATTGTAGAGCAAGACGACAAAATATACATTAAAGGCGACTCAGACATTACCCTAGGCGGCCGCCATAAAATACTGATAAACGCAGACGGCCAGACCAACAACAATTACGATATACAGGTTGGCCCTAACGCAAACGTCAATATACAAGTTGATAATGGAGATGTCAATATTACCACACTTACAGGGAATATGAATATGTACGCTGGGGAAAACTTTAATTTAGCAGTAGGAGGCACTTATACGTTGGCCGCTAATAAAATAGTAGAAACCTCTGGTACCACAACAACACGATCAGCACAAGGTGAATATCACACTTACGGTGCACCTATTGATCACAACTAGGCCTTATATATGGCCGTAGATACTATATAATCTATAAAAGTAAAGAGGTTATGTCATATTTAGGAAGGCCGCATTTAGAGTTTAAAACTAGGCCGTTAATGGTAGCCTTCTATATCAAAATTTTTTTCGTGCTATTTTTTGCATTATTAGTCGGCTGTGTCAAACTGTCGGTAGGGTGTGATATAGATAAAATAGATATGAATAATAAGCAGGCCGCGTTAGAGAAATGTAAAGAGAATCCTAACGTTACAGTAAAAGGAGCATTTTGATGAGGAGTAGAGTTATTATACATAAGGGTGTAGGGTCCCATAGAGAAAGGCTAGGTAGCAGTATATGTTAAAACTTACAGAAAAAGCAATAGCAAGATTATCGTTTCTTTCAGCGACCAAGAACAAAGACTATGTACGTTTATCTATTAAAGGTGGTGGATGTGCAGGTTTTGAATATGACTGGTCTTACACGAATAAGGACAATATAACTCGTACTGATATGGTACTAAAAGAAGTATTAGTCATTGATAGAATGTTTGAATTGTACTTATTAGGCTCTACGTTAGATTACGTTGAAGACGATTT